CTGCGAGCGCCCACCAAAAAAATCGCGCATGCCGGCAAACATGTCACGGATCACGTTGACGCCCTGCACCGACTCCGCGCTGACAATGTCCAGGTACGCGGTGATCTGTCGGCCTTCAATGGCGTGGGTGGTGGAGATGATCATGGAAGCAATCCTTTTTTCTACTGATAAAGCGGCGATTGTAATGTGCTATGGCGAATCAGGCTGAGCACCTGCACGGATCACTTGCGGAGCGGATTAAAATCCAGACACCAGAAACCACAAAACCCCTGATTTCTTTCGAAATCAGGGGTTTTGCGTATTGAATGTGGCGGTGAAGGAGAGATTCGAAACCGCCCGATCGCGATTTTCGCGAAGTCGGCCCCCGGTTTATAAGGGTTTCAGGGCGATAGTTGGCGCGCAAGCGGTCCCATGGCGGTCCCATGAGTTTGCGGGGCAGTCGAACACGCAAAGGGCCATAGAGGGATATCCGTTTTTTCGGAGACGGCATCGGAAAAAGGTAATTTCGGTAACTCAATCAACAGACCGGCCTGAGAGCCTTGATTTAACTGGCCTGCGAGGGATCGGCACAAGGTAATTTTTTAGTAATGCAGAAGTAAGGTAATTACCTTTTCAGGAAGTAATTTCTCCATTTATCCACCCCTTATAAATCAGTCACTTACGATCACATTACCTTTTTCATTACTCAAAATTACTTTCTGAAGTAATCCAGTAAAGCCAATGAATACGGGGCTTTCAGCGGTCTACCGATATCCGAATTACCACATTACTTTTTTCCGACTGCGCTTCTGAAAATCAGCGCCTGACGGTGCCTCATGCCTGACGAACAAACGAGCCAGGGAAAATGCATCGGGTGCCCTGCCCTTCGCAGGGATTCGCAGGCTTTTTGTCTCATCCATTGCCCATCACAAAGCCCAGCCATGGCTGCGCTCAACGGATCGCAGGAGTGCGGAAAAATAGACCCATTTAGCCCGCAGGCGAGGTGGGGGGACGACGGCGCGCGCTGGGACTAAGGTCCTCAAACTACAAACAACAATCATTATCAGACACGCGCGCAATTCGTATTGTCGGAGTGTGAAAGACCCTATAGGGACATGCAGGGAGACAATTTGCGCTGTAGTATCAAAATGTGGGCACGCACAGGGCGCAGCCAGAGGTAATGTCAGGAGAGGTAAATGCAAAGAGAAATGGATCTCATGAGACGGGTTGTTTTAGAAGTAGAGAGCGATCACCAAGGGCCAAACGATTTGGTTTCTTATGAAAATTTTGAGACCGATATGGTGATCGACGGATATACCCCAGCTCAAGTCGAGTATCACCTCAAACTTGCTATCCGTAGTGGTCTCTTTGAACAACCACGAAATGCTGGTGGCTTGTACATATTTTCGGGACTTACTCCTCTTGGGCACGATTTTGCCGACTCTGTCAGAGACGAGAAAATTTGGAGCCTGACAAAAGACGGTGCGCTCAAAGCGAGTGGCTTCACTTTCGACCTATTGGCTCAGTTGGCCAAAGGCTTAATAAAACAAAAGCTCGAAAAACATACGGGAGTCACGCTTTAACGAATAAAGGAAAAAACTTGAGTGAATGGAGGCCACGTGAGCGCAGACGAAGAAACCCCTAAATACGACGCACTACTAGTTGATACATCAATTTTTGATCGGCATGGCCTGCGCTTAGAGCGAGGCCTGCTGGGAAAACTGACTCAATTTAAAGAGAGCAAATACATATACATACTTCCCGATGTAATAAAAAGTGAAATTAGTAGCCACCTAGAGCGACATATCAAAACCGCACGCTTATCATTGGAAAAGTCCTTAAGCGAAGCATCAGAACATCTTTTTTTCGACGGAAGTGCTTTAACCGATGCAAAAGATAAATTAATTTCAGAAGAAATAATTGAATCACTTGCAAAAAAAAGACTTGATGGATTCATAGAAAAAACTGGCGCACTGGTATTAAACTCTGAGAACCACGTTAGCCTTTCAAAAATCCTAGAAAAATATTTCTCTAATTGTCCTCCGTTTGCTGAAGCCGGAAAAAAGAAAAACGAATTCCCCGACGCAATCACCTTATTCGCTGTAGAGGGATGGGCATCGAGTAATGATTACCAAGTTTTAGCGGTAGCTGACGATAAAGACTGGGAGGGTTTTTGTCATAACTCTCGATTTATCACCTACGAAAAAGATCTTGCCGCAGCGTTAGCACAACTGAACAAATCAGACCCTAAAATGGTGTTCAACTTATTAGCAAATCTGAAGCAAGCATTAACGGGGGATGAAGCCCAAGAGTTTATTGAGAAAGTAGAATGGCTCCTAGAATCAGAGCTGGATAAATACACCCCCGATCAAGAGGCTGATGCATATCATTACTGGGAGGCGGATGGGTGCAGCGTAAAATTCTCTTCCTTCGAGTTCCAGACTTATGACTTTCGTGTAATTGTAAGAAAGCCAGAATTTGTAGTACTTGAAACGGACGCCATTATTTCCATTGAGGTTACCGGCGAGTTTTCTCTGTCGGCGGAAGATCCTTATGACGGCGACTACGTCTCACTCGGAAGCATAAGCAAAAGCACAGAAATAGAATTTGAATCCGAAGTACTTATAACCATCTCCGGCGATCTCAACGGAGATGTAAACCATTTAGATATCCATGATGTCGAAATCGTTACAAAGCCAAGCAGCGTCAACTTTGGTACGCTCGAATTCGAGAGTTTTGAAGAATAACAAAGAACCGTTACACTCCGAGAAAATTAGAAAACTTAAATTGAGCGTACGCCTAAATCACCGACTCGGCACAAGGATATATGTGTTCGACGTTCATTGAACCGACTCTATATAACGTGCATCATAATTTGACGCTAAGGGATGTGACGATGGAGCAAGACTTTGCGACTCTAGTAAGAGAGGCAGCGAATTCGCTTTTTAATATGGTTTTCAGTATTTCACAATACTGCATCGCTTATGCCACTCTTATGCTTGAGGCTCTTCAAGCATGGATTAAAGAAAATGGCTTCTGGTATCAACTTTCGCTATCACTATTCGCCGCCGTAGTTTTTTACACCATCTTCAATTTACTCCCACAGAGAGCGAAAAGAAAAAAACTACGACCTATAGTCATCAGAGACCTGAACTCTCTCAAGCAAGATTTATTTTTTTTATTCTGCACAACCATGAAAGACACTTATTACAACTCATCAAGTGACTTTCAATCAGAAATAAGATCAGGGAACTTAAAAGAACACGATCTAAAGTTAGGACTTCAGAACAAATGCTTCACTCAAAAGCATATCAGCGATATAAATCTGCAAAAAATAATGATACCAATCGGAGATGCATTACTTGAGCACAAGATTACTTGCGAAAAAATCATTGATAAGATTTTTAATCTTAGTGATTACACAACAGCTAAAGAGATACTTTTGATTGAGGAAATACGACTAAAGCTAAACACATACCGGATCGAAACCACTCCGGGGCCATTCATGGCACTTATTCCAAGCTGCTCATATTTAGCATACGCATATTACCCACTTTATTTGCTTTACCTAGAATTACAGGCCTCGCTTTTAAATTACACCCCAAAAAACGAAGAACAAGCTTTAGATAAAATTGCCTTTTTATACGACTCAGGGAAATTCAAAGCATGCGCTAAATTAGCAAGGAAATGGATAAAAAAAGGCGACAAACACACCTCATTCTATCAAAGGAGGTTAATCGAAAGTCTCTATAGACTTGGGCACTTGAAACAAGCTTACAAACTCATGAGAGGTTTTTATCACGACAGGGGACCATACGGGGGCTTGATGCCAATGCGCAATCATCTTGATTTTTTTAAAGATGACGAAACTGCCTTATCAATAATTAAGCAGGCTTTTGAGAGCAGTGAATATGAACAAGCGAAGGCCCAATTAGAAAAAGAAAAAAACAGCCAAATAGCCTTCCTAGAAAATAACAAAAAGCTTTCACAGCTTTTTGCGTCAATTAGTCCGGGCCATGAAGTCTTCAAATAAAACGTCATACCCTCTTCAGTTGCTCAACGGTGGGGCATCAGGCCCCGCTAATCTCATACAACTTAAATTTCACAACCTCCTCGCCAAGCCATTCATTTATCTGGGTCATCCGAGTCTGAATCGGTTCCAACTCATTGGCCGCATAAATCTGCGCCGCTTCCCGAATCGATCCGAACCCACCCGCGTTCTGCGGGACAATCCCCATCAACTGCGGCGGAATCCGCAAGCTCGCCAACACATCGTCCCGCGTCTGATTCTTGATCGAGTTGAATTCATCCTTCGCCGCCACCTCGCTCACCGGGATCAGCTGAATCCCGTCCTTCTTCCCCGTCGGCGAGTACACGAACAAGTTTCGAAAATTGCCTGGCCCCTTCGACTCCTTCAGTGCTTTGCGCAAGGCATCAATGTCCGCCTCGGTCTGGGCCGCGTCTGTCATGTACAAGATGAACCCGGCATGGCTCCCGTTCTCGTAATACTTGCGCCGAAACAAAGTCGCCGACTCATTCAACAACGCCGACTGCAAAGCGCTGATCCACTCCGGCAACCCATAAATCTCCTGGTGCAAATCCGCCTCACGCAGATGAAAAATACTGTTCGGCTCAAACGCGTGTTCATCCTTCCACCCCCGCACCTGGTAAAACTGCCCATCTGGCCCGGCGCGCATGTATTTGGCCAATGGCGTCTCCAGCTTACGAACCCCGCCCAACCGCGAACGACGCCCTTCCAGATAGCCATTGCCCAGACACAAAAAGTCCAACGCAAACTGCTCGAACGAAGCCCGCGACAACAGCGGATGCGGAATAAACGTCTTGCTCAAAAGGTTGCGCTTGAACATCAACCCCGAATGCAGATGCACGCTCGCCCCCACTGACCGTGCCAGCCCGTCCAGCGACAACGGCGGCTCATACCACCGCCCGTTAAACCAGCACTCCAGGTAATCGAAAACCTCCCGACCACCCAGCACCGGCGTCGGCTCGCCGAAGGAAAACACTTGAGTTCCCGCGCCAGTGGCGGGTGTCGTCGCGGGCAATGTCTGGTTGGCGAGTTGTTCTGTCATCAGTAAATCTCCATGCGCCCGGTGTTGGCAGTGGTCTGCCCCTCAAGCGGTTCGTGGTGCAATGCGTGGAAGAGCGCCCAAGCCAGGTCGGCGTGGCCGGTGTTGTCGTTGCGGCCGGCGGTGTAGGTGTACTGGCGTCCGCCGGCGGTGACGGTTTTGCGGATCGCCATCAGCGACTGGGCCATGTCCGTCCAACCGGCATCGAATTCGAGCCGGCCCTTGTGGATCACGTCGTAGGCCTTGAGTACCAGGCGGGTTTTGACTTCGGGGGAGTAGCTGAACGTGGTCACCGCCGGGAAGAACTGGCGTACCAGCTGGGCCACACCGCTGCCCAAACCGGTTACGTCGATGCCGATGTAGGTCACCCAGTAACGGTCGCAGACACTCTTGATGAATGCGGCCTGCGCGGCGAAGTCCATGCCCCGGAACTGGTGACGCTCAAGGATGCGGAATTTGCCGCCCGGTACCAGCGGCGGCGCGACAACGACCATGCCGGAACAGTCGCCTGTTTCGGCGGGGTCGTAACCGATCCAGACCTGACGGTCGCCGAACGGGCGCATGGCAAAGGGTTTGTAGTCCTCGGCCCACTCGACCCAGCTGTCCACCATGCACGACTGCAACAGAGTCAGCGGAAAGATGCTTGCGCCGTCGTCGACGAACTCGCACATCAGCAGGTTGGCGAACGCCTCGGGACTGTATTCGCGGCGCAGCTCTTCAATGTCGAACAGGTCGCACCCGCCCCGCTCCGCATCCAGAATCGTGACGATCTGGCGCCACAGCCGATCCTCACAGAATCGGCCCTGCTGCAATGAGCCGTGGGAAACGTCCACCTTCGTATGCTGCGCAGCAGGCTTGCCCTTGTTGAAGCGCTCGCCCGTCCAGAAGGTGTACGCCTCATGAGCCATGCTCGACGGCGTGGAAAAGTAGGTTTTGCGCCACTTCTTGTGCATCGCCATGCCCGAGGCGACCTTGTTCAATTCCTCGAATTTGAACGTCCAGAAGAATTCGTCGAAGTAGAAATTGCCGTGGTAGCCCTGGGCAGTGCGGGCGTTGGTGCCGAGGAAAAACAGCTCGGCGCCGTTGGGCAACACGATGGGGTCACCGGTCAGTTCAACGCCGATCACCTCGCGGCAAAACGCCTGAATGTAGCCCCGGAACAGGTAGGCCTGGTTCTTCGAAGCCGACAGGAAAATCTGGTTGCGCCCGGTGTCCAGCGCATCGATGAACGCCTCGCGGGCGAAGTAGTACGTCGCGCCGATCTGCCGACTTTTGAGGATGACGCGTGTGCGCTGATTGCCGGCGCGGTACCAGTCCTTCTGGTAGTCAAAACAGCCATCGATGAAGGCCTCGCGCAGCAGCTCGATCTGGTCTTCATCAATCTCGTTTTTGACGGCCTTTTTCTTCGGCTCGGCGTTGCGCTTGGCAAGGTTCGGATTAAGGTCGGTTTCGGTACCGCCCCCTTGAAAGCGCTGGATCCGAGCTTGGCGCTCCAACTGCCGGTGCAGCAGGTCGATCTCTTTGAAGTCGCCGCCGCTCTTGTTGTCCTTCAGGATCAACTGCACAAGCCGCGCTTCCAACGCCCCACCAATTCGCTCGACGTTGTCGGCCCGGTCCCACTCGTCGCGGGCCTTCCAGCTGTGTAGCGTTTTTTCCTTTTCGCCCGTAGCCTCGGCAATCTCGCAGATGCGCCAACCCATCCAGTAGAGAAACTTGGATTGGCGGCGGGGATCGATGGGCAGCAGTGCGGTCGTAGTCATGGCCGCGATGCTGCCGCCCGCGACCGCGACTCAATAGCACCGCCCCTTGTAGCCCCCGCCCTTACAGTCCCGCCTCGTTGCCGCAACTCGCGCGCGTCACGACCATGCCCCTCATCGCAACGCACTGCTCAGCCAACAGCAGGCGCCCCAAGCAATGAGGATTCCTGGCATGAAGAAATTTCGCAGCAACTGGTTCCGCGTCGCCGTCGAGGGCGCTACCTCGGACAAGCGCACCATCAAACGCAGCTGGCTGGAGCAAGCCGCGAAGAACTTCAACCCCGCCACCTACGGCGCGCGCATTTGGTTGGAGCATTTCCGCAGCCTGCTGCCTGACAGCCCGTTCAAGGCCTACGGCGATGTGCTGGCCGTGAAAACCGAAGAAGTGGACGTGAACGGCCAGAAAAAACTGGCCCTGTTCGCGCAGGTCGAGCCGACCGCCGACCTGATCGCCATGAACAAGGCGAAACAGAAGATCTACACGTCCATCGAAATCGATGACAGCTTTGCCGACACTGGCGAGGCCTACATCGTCGGTCTGGCGGTCACCGACTCACCGGCCAGCCTCGGTACCGACGTCCTGGCGTTCTCAGCACAGAAACCCGACGTCAGCCCGTTCAAGGATCGCCACTACTCCGCAACCTCCATGTTCACCGAAGCGCTGGAGACCGAGCTGACCTTCGAGGAAATCGAGGACAAACCAAGCCTCGGCGCCCAGCTTTTCAGCAAGGTACAAGCCCTGTTGGGCGGCAAACAGGCCAAGGATGACGCCGAGTTCTCGCAGATCAGTGAGGCCGTCGAAGCCGTGGCCGTGCACGTCAAAGATTTGCCCGACCAACTCGCCGCCGAGAAGAAATTCTCCGCAGGCCTGAGCACCAAGCTTGATCAACTGAGCAAGGACTTCACCGAGTTGAAGGGCAAGCTCTCCACCACCCAAGACCACAACCAAAAGACCCGCCCTCCGGTAACCGGTGGCGATAACTCGGTCGTGACCGACTGCTGACAGTCAGCCCCCACCAAAGCCCCGAATAACGAAGGACGACCCATATGCGTAACGACACACGAATTCTGTTCAACGCTTACCTGCAACAGCTGGCCCAGTTGCACGGTGTGAGCGATGTCACTACCAAATTCACCGCCGCGCCGAGCGTCGCCCAGACGCTGGAAACCCGCATTCAGGAATCCAGTTCGTTCCTCAGCTCGATCAACATCTACGGCGTGTCCGAGCAGTCCGGCGAGAAGATCGGCATCGGTATCGACGGCACCATTGCCAGCACCACCGACACAACCGTGAAGGATCGCGACCCCCGTGACCCTAGCAGCCTGGACAATCGCGGGTACACCTGCACACAAACCAACTTCGACACCGGCCTGCGTTACCAAAAGCTGGATCAGTGGGCAAAGTTCAAAGACTTCCAGGCCCGTATCCGCGACGCAATCATCAAAGCCCAAGCACTCAACCGGATCATGATCGGCTGGAACGGTACCAGCCGTGCCGCCACGTCGAACCCGGCCACCAACCCGCTGTTGCAGGACGTGAACATCGGCTGGTTGCAAAAAATGCGCACCGAAAACGAAGCCCGCGTCATGGCCGAGGTAGCGGCTGGCAGCGGCAAGATCGACATCGACGCCCTGGTTGTCAGCATGGTCAACGAGGTCATCGATCCCTGGTATCAAGAAGACACTGATCTGGTGGTCATCTGCGGCCGTCAGCTCTTGGCAGACAAGTACTTCCCGATCATCAACAAGACGCAGGCACCGACTGAGATGCTGGCTGCCGACATCGTCACCAGCCAAAAACGTCTGGGCAATCTGCCGGCCGTGCGCGTGCCGCACTTCCCGCCCAACGGCCTGCTGGTCACTCGCCTCGATAACCTGTCGATCTACTGGCAGGAAGGCACCCGCCGCCGCACAGTCGTGGACAACGCGAAGCGTGACCGCATCGAGAACTTCGAATCGGTTAACGAAAGTTATGTGATCGAAGACCTTGGCTGTGCAGCCATGGCCGAAAACATCACCCTGGCTTGAGGCGGCGACCATGACCAATCCTTGCCGTCGTCATTTTCAACGCGTCACTGCCGCCAAGGAGGCGGCAGCCTTGGAACCTACTCAAACCATGGCCGGCGCCACGGCTTACGAACATCAGCTCAACCAGCTGCTGCAAGACCGCCTGCGCCTGAAACAGGTGCAATCGAACCAAGGCAAGGCCGAACTCAAGCGTCAGCTGCTGCCCGAATACATCCCGTACGTGCAAGGCGTGCTGGACGCCGGCCAAGGCGCCCAAGACGAAGTGCTGACCACCATCATGGTCTGGCGCTTCGATGCCGGCGACTTCACCGGTGGCCTCGACATCGCCCAGTACGTGCTGCAACACAAGATGGTCATGCCAGATCGCTTCGCCCGCACGCTGGGCTGTCTGGTAGCAGAAGAAGTCGCGACCGCCGCGTTCAAGGCGCAGAAAGTCGGCGAACCGTTCGACCTGGCCATCCTGCACCGTACCGCTGAGCTGACCGACGCCGAAGACATGCCGGACCAGGCACGCGCCAAGCTGTTCCTCGCCATGGGCCGCGCAACGCTGGAAGGCATCACCGACGAAAAACCCGGCCAACCTGGTCAAGTGCAAGCCGGCATCGACCTGCTGAAAAAAGCCATCGACCTGCACGACGCCTGCGGTGGCAAAAAGGATCTGGAGCGGGCCGAACGCATGCTCAACAAACTCGCTGCCGCTGGCAGCTAACCGAGCGTCCCCACGCACCCCGCCGGCTCGGGGTGGAACGGCCAGGCCGCTCCTCCTGAACGTGAAGCCCCGACCACCGGCGACCTACAACAGAGCGCAGATTCATGAGCGGATTCGTAGCGGGCGGCAGCACTACTCCGGCCCCCAGCGGCCACATCAACACCGACCCCTTCTGGCCATCGATCGACCTCGACGACGTGCGCGGCACTTTGCGCATCGACTCCAGCGTCACGCCGATCCGTCTGGAAACCGCGACCATCGCCGCCGCCATCAGCGTGAACCGCGAGTTCGCTGCATGGCGCCGCGCCAAGCGGGCCGAAGGCTACGACACGCTTGCGGACGTACCGGCCGAGCAGATCGAGGATAAGTCTGAACTCGTTCACCTCTATCAGCGGGCGATCTACGCCGCGACCGGTGCAGAAATCTGCGAGCGCTATCGCTCCTACGACAGCACCAACAGCGGCAACCAAAACGCCGAAGAACTGACCCCGAGCATCGACGAACTGCGCCGCGACCAGCGCTGGGCCGTGCGCGACTTCCTCGGCCTCGGCCGCACCACCGTGGAGTTGATCTGATGGCCGTCAGCATCCGTGCCCAGCAGAGCGACACCGTCGATGCCCTGTGCTGGCGTCACTACGGCCGCACCGCCGGTGTGACCGAAGCAGTACTCGAAGCCAACCCAGGACTCGCCGACCACGGCCCGACCTTGCCGCAAGGCCTCCTGGTGCAAATGCCAGAAGCCCAAGCCGCCGCCCCGCAACGGCAGATGGTGAACCTATGGGACTGAAGCGCCCGCACCACGCCATTGAACCCAACCACTCTGGATCATGGAATGAAACGCATGCCTGACCGTCCCGACACCTGGGCTTGGCTCGCCGCCTGGCTCGAACAGAACTGGCCCACCCTATATCCCGGCTTGTTGGCCTTGGTCATCGCGGGGCTTCGCGTCATTTACGGTGGTGGTACCTGGCGCCGGATGCTGATCGAAGCGCCGCTCTGCGGTGCCCTCGCCGTTTCCGTTAGCCACGGGCTGTCGCTGCTGGGGATACCCGTCTCGACCGCACCATTCTTCGGCGGCGCCATCGGCCTTCTGGGCGTCGAAGGCACCCGTGCCGCAGCAAGGAAGTTTTTCACCCGGAAGGTAGAACAGCTATGAGCGCCCTATTTCCCCAAGGAGGCAGCATGAAAAGTACGCACGAAACGCTTGTGCAACGAGTCGAGCAACTTGAGAAATTCCGAGCAGAAGTTTTGACAATTTGCGAGAGCGGCAAACACCGAATCAAGCACACACAATTACAGATGTGCAGCTTTCTCGATCGCCTTAAGAACCAGGCGCTTGAAGCAGAACTTTCCAAATGCCCAGACGACTCAGCAGTGCTGCAGATCGAAGCCGGCGCTCGCCTCATCTACGAAAGCTGGGCAGAAAAACCGGGCTTCGTACCTTGGGAGGCCGGAGGAAATTCGACCATGCAGGAAGTCGCGAGAGCCGAGGCTCGGCGGCTTTGTTCCGAAGCATCCAGCAATAACCTACCCACCTGCTGAGGGCCAACGCATGACCACGATTTTACGTCACGGGGATCGCTCACAAGCGGTGCGTACACTGCAAAAGATCCTCAACCAACACGGCGCCAAGCTGGAAATCGACGGTGATTATGGCGATGCCACAGAGGCCGCCGTGCGCGCTTATCAGTTCAAAGTCGGCCTGGTCGTCGACGGAGTCGCCGGCAACAAAACGCTGGCCGCACTCGCCGGTAATGATTGCCAGCAGTTGCTGAGAAACACCGACCTGGTCAACGCCGCCGAACGTCTCGGCGTGCCGCTGGCCAGCGTCTACGCCGTCAATGAAGTCGAATCGAAGGGTAATGGCTTCCTCGACAATGGCAAGCCGGTGATTCTGTTCGAACGGCACATCATGTACCGCCAACTGTCGAAGGTGCGGCATGAAGGCGACGATCCGGCAGCGCTAAAACTACACGCCGACCAGTTGGCGGCGACCAACCCTGCAATCGTCAATCCGAAATCAGGTGGCTATGCCGGCGGCAGCGCCGAACACCAGCGCCTGGCAACCGCTCGCTTGATCGATGACACCGCCGCGCTGGAATCCGCATCGTGGGGCGCGTTCCAGGTCATGGGCTTTCACTGGCAGCGTTTGGGCTACAGCAGCGTGCAGGACTTCGTTGCCGCGATGAGCACGGGAGAATCGCAGCAGTTCGATGCGTTCGTCCGCTTCATCGAGACCGACCCGGTGCTGCACAAGGCGCTGAAAGGCCGCAAGTGGGCCGAGTTTGCCAAGCTCTACAACGGATCGGATTACCAGCGAAACCTGTACGACATCAAACTCCAACGCGCCTACGAACGGCACGACGACTGCGGTTGTGGGCAGGCGGTGGCAGCATGATCGACTTCGACGCGGTGCAGCGGCTGAATGTCCAAGACGGCGATCTGCTGGTAGTGCCGGAGGACAGCGATCAGCAGGACATGGTGCAGCTGCGCGATGCGCTCCGCATACAAAATCCTTAGCGCAAAGTCATCATCATTCGTGGCCCGATCCAGCACATGGATATCGGCGACATGAATCAGCTCGGCTGGTACCGGGCGTGAGCGTCCTGCGGCAGACCTTGCTCGGTGTGGCATTGCTTGCAGCGCTGGGGCTGCTGATCTGGAGCCAGGAGCTGCGCATCAGCGGGGCGAACAAGGACACCCGACTGGCCGAGCAAGACGCCAGCCGCGCCCGAGAACAAGCCGAACGCAACCTCGCCAATGCCAACGCGTTGCGCGACACCCTGCAACAGGAACGCAACGCCCAGACCACCCTGCGCGCACAACAAGATCAACTGCGCCAAGGCCTGGCAAAGCGCGAACTCACCATCGAGGCTCTGAAACGTGAAAACGCCGATCTACGTAACTGGGCTGCACAGCTTTTGCCTGATGCTGCTCGCCGGCTGCGCGAGCGCCCCGCCCTCACCGGCGCCGACGCTTATCGTCAGTGGCTGTCCGGCCGTGGTGCCGTGCACGCTGCCGGCGACTAGCCCGCGCAGTAACGGCGATCAGCTCAGCGATCAGGATCGCGTCGAAGCCGCGTGGGCGGATTGCGCGAGCCAAGTCGATATGGTTTACCAACACCAACAGGCCCGACCATGAACAAGCCCGACAGCCTGAAAGCGCACCTGCTCGCCACCGTGGCCGAACTCAAGCACAATCCCGACCGACTGTTGATCTTCATCGACAACGGCAAGATCCGCTGCACCGCTGCGCAGACGCTATCGTTCGAGTATAGCTTCGACCTGCAGGTCATCCTCACAGACTTCGCCGGCCACCCCGATAGCGTCATGTTGCCGCTGCTGGGTTGGCTGAGCGTCCATCAGTCCGAGCTGTTGGAGAACCTGAGCAAGGCCGCTGACGGCATTCAGTTCGAGGCGGACATTCTCGACAACAGCAAAGTGGATATGAGCCTGACGTTGCCGCTGACGGAGCGCGTGGTAGTGGGCAAAGACGACCAGGGCAACACCACAGTTCGACATCCCGGCGAGCCGCAGCGGGCTGCTGACTTTCTCGATCCGAACTGGATACCGGGTGCGCAGGGTACCGGTAGTGAGTGGGTGCTACCGAAATGACCATCCGTTTGGAAGCGCTGGAGGATTGGGCGGCAGGATTGCTCGGACAGCTTGAGCCGGCCTCGCGCAACAAGCTGGCACGTAGCGTTGGCCAAGCATTACGGCGCAACCAGCAGCAACGAATCATTGCCCAACAAAACCCGGATGGCAGCAAGTACGCGCCGCGCAAGCAACGCAACCTGCGCGGTAAACAGGGCCGGTTAAAACGGAAGGTGAAGATGTTTCGGAGGCTACGCACAGCGAGCTTTATGAAGCTACAAGCCGACGGAAATGCTATTAGTGTCGGTTACACGGGTCGGATTGCCCGGATTGCCCGAGTTCACCAATATGGGTTGCAAGATCGACCAAATTTAAGCGCGAAACAGGTAACGTATGATCGGCGTGAAATTCTTGGTCTTACAGAGTCCGATTTGAACCTGATCCGCGACTACTTGTTGAGCTATTTAACCAATTAAAATTAAATCAACCCCAGGCCAACCAATCTAAATCCGTCATTGCAGCAGCAACGCCCGCATAACCAGGAAAAATCTTTGCCGGGCCATAACCAAAGTTCCTTAAGTGCATCGCCAATTCCTTGGATTTTTCAGACGAAAGTACCATCTTTATAAAAACCGGCAAGCCGACACTTATTTTTCTGTCAATAAAATACTGCCGAACCAATTCATCCAAGGGCCGCCTGTCGACTAGCACCGCATCCTTTAAACTGTGAAAGTTCGGCATATCAGTAGCCCAATGTGTGAACAGTCCCTTTTGGGCAGCCAAGTTGGGATTGCCGCCATAATGAGGAGTAACCATACTAAAAGGACAATCTCTATCTCCTGCGATGATGCCTCCCATCAGATAGCTGTTTAATGCCCAAATACATAATTCCCCGTCTTTTACTGTAGTATTTTTAGAAGAAAAAAAAGCGGCGACGAACGGATCATGAGTCCAATCTAAGAGTCGCGTAGGAATTCCATAATGTTGAGCTAATGCGGCTGACTCTAGCATATCTGAAGGAAGCCACCGCTCCCCATTCGCAATTCCGAACAACATATTGGCGTCAAAATCCTGGTAAAGCCGTTCACGCAACATATCTGACTTTGGTACATTTAGACCATGCGAGTCCGCACTTCGATAAAAGTCGCGCAACAATTTATATTCAGCAAAGGCGAGCGAAAACTCACTATCTTCATTGCCACCATCCAGAATAACTCCAACCCGACGAAAATTTCCGATCTTATTTTTTTCATACTCACGAACTGATGTTGGCGTGAGCTGATAATTAGCGTTTGAGTGCCCACGAAAAACATAGTCTTTCAGCGGAAACTTACTTGACCAAGGTAACAAATCATTAAGAAGATCGGCCGCTGACTCGTACCTCATTTCATGAACAATATTTTGCATAAAATTAATCACTCAATAATAAAATTTGTCGCACCGGTTTTTACAAGCTCTAAGCGCTTATGTCTACGCGTGTAATCTCACATTATCGTCCATATGAACGACTTAGCCACACTCGCCCGCCTGATCGAAAACCTCATCCGCCTCGGCACCATCGCTGCCGTCCAGATGAAGCCCCCGCGTGTGCAGGTCCAAACCGGCACCCTCACCACCGGCTGGCTACCATGGATCGCCACCCGAGCCGGCGCCGACCGGGAATGGAACCCGCCCACCGAAGGCGAGCAGGTCATACTCTTCAGCCCATCCGGCCAACTCGGCAACGGCGTGGTCCTGACCGGCCTGTTCAGTGACAACATGCCGGCCAACGGCGACCGCGAAGGCCTGCACCGAACGACCTACCGCGACGGCACCGTCATCGAGTACGACAGCGTCGCCCACCACCTAAACGCCACCCTGACCGAAGGCGGCACCACCAACCTCACAAGCACGGGCGGCATCCACGTCGTCGGCCCGATCACCCATGAGGGCGACTACACCCAGACCGGCAACCAGAACATCACCGGCAAGGTAACAGTGTCCGACGATGTAATCGCGGCCGATATCAGTCTGGTGAAGCATGTGCACGGCGGTGTCATGCCCGGCGGTGCGAAAACGGAGAAGCCGGTATGAACCGAGAAACCGGCGCAGCCCTCGGCCTGGTCGAACACATCGCCCAGTCCATCACCGACATCCTGACCACCCGCATCGGCACCCGCGTCATGCGCCGCGAATACGGCAGTATGCTCCCAGAATTGGTGGATCAGCCGTTTAACGACTTCACCCGCTTGCAGGTATACGCCGCCACCGTCATGGCCCTGATGCGCTGGGAAACCCGCATCAGCCTCAGTCGTATCCAGTTCATCGGCGCGAACCTTCAGGGCCAGGCGTCGCTGGTGTTCGAAGGCACCATTGTCGACAACAACCAGCCGCTGAGCTTGAGCGTGCCTCTGCAACTGGGGGGCAGCGTATGAACACTTTCGTCGCCATCGACCTCGGCCAACTACCGGCGCCGCAGATCGTCGAACAGATCGACTACGAGCAGATCCTCGCCGAGCGTAAGGCCTACGCCGTCAGTCTTTGGCCTGCGGAGGAACAAGCCGAGATCGCTGCACGCCTCAACATGGAGTCGGAGCCGCTGACCAAATTACTCGAGGAAAACGCCTACCGTGAAACCGTCTGGCGTCAGCGCGTCAATGAAGCTTCCGTCGCCAACATGCTCGCCCTGGCCAAAGGCACCGACCTCGAACAGCTCGCCGCCAATTTCAACGTCAAGCGCCTGGTGATTCAGGCTGCAAATCCGACAGCCGTGCCGCCGCTCCCCAAGCTGATGGAAAGTGACGATAGCCTGCGCGAACGGGCACAGATGGCATGGGAAGGCCTCAGCACCGCCGGCCCGCGCAATAGCTACATCTTCCACGCTCGCTCCGCTGACGGTCAGGTCGCCGACGCCACCGCCGAAAGCCCGGCGCCGGCCGAGGCTGTGGTTACGGTGCAATCCGTGCTGGGCGACGGTACCGCGTCACAGACACTGCTCGACAAGGTGAAGGCCTATCTCAGCGACGATGACCGCCGACCGGTTGCGGATCGTCTGACCGTGCAAGGCGCGGAGATCATCAACTATCAGATCAAGGCCAAGATCTACCCGCTCAGCAACGGACCGGAAACCGAACTTGTCCTCGCTGCTGCAGAAGCCCAATTGCTCAAATTCGTGCACCAACGACGGCGTCTGGCGTTGGAGGTTTCAGAGTCGATCGTGCACGCCGCGCTGCACGTTGAGGGCGTGCGCAAAGTAGTGCTGGAGGACTGGGAAGACATCGTCGCCACCAAGTACCAGGCGCCGTATTGCACGAGCGTTGAACTGACGTTGGGGGTTGAATAATGACCTACCAGCCACTGCTCCCCGGCAACTCGACCCCGCTGGAGCGCCAAGCCGCGCGGGGCTTGGCAGATATTCAGCGTGTGCCGATTCCGCTGCGCACGCTCTACAACCCTGACCAGTGCCCCCTGCCCCTACTGCCGTATTTGGCCTGGGCGTTTTCGGTTGACCGCTGGGACGGGAAATGGCCGGAAGCCGCCAAGCGTGCCGCCTGCCGTGCCGCGTACTACGTGCACTCCCACAAGGGCACCATCGGCGCCCTGCGCCGCGTGGTCGAGCCTCTTGGTTATTTGATTGAGGTCGCCGAGTGGTGGCAGGCCGTTCCACCTGGCACGCCCGGAACGTTCGCCTTGCGCATCGGCGTCCTCGACTCCGGCATCACCGAAGCGATGTATCAGGAACTGGTGTGGCTGATCGATGACGCCAAGCCCCTGACCCGGCACCTGACCGGCCTGGATATTGTCCTTGAAACCCAACTCGACGCGTTCGTTGGCTTTGCGGTCTATGACGGCGATGAGATCGACGTGTACCCCTGGAACAACCCGGACCTTGATGTCTCGATCCGGGTCTACAGCGGCGTGAGCCTTTATACCCTCGACGAACTGGATGTTTACCCTCATGGTTGATCAGAACTCTATTTTCGGCGGCATGCTGACCACGCTGGGCGCCGCCAAGAAAACCAACTGCGACGCCCTCGGCATTCCGTGGGAACCGCGCTATATGCTGATCGGCGACGCCAACGGCACCGACCCCGTGCCCAACCCCGCGCAAACCAAGCTGATCAATCAGCGATACCGCGCCCAGCTCAATCAGCTGCGCGTTTCGCCAACAGACGACAACGTCCTGATCGCTGAACTGGTGCTACCGCCCGATGTTGGCGGATGGTGGATCCGCGAATTAGCGCTCGAAGATAAGGATGGCGTGTTCTCAGCCGTGGCCAATGTGGCGCCAAGCTATAAGCCCTTGCTCGCACAGGGGTCGGGCCGCAACCAGGTTGTGCGCATGCACGTCATCACCAGCGGCACGTCGAACATTCAGTTGAAGATTGATCCGTCGGTTGTACTGGCGACCCGTGAATACGTCGATACGCGCATATTGGAAGAATTGAATAAGCTCGATAACAAGCAATCAGTGCGCGTTGCAACCACAGGTAATATCGCCCTCGCCGGGCTTCAGACCATTGACGACGTGCCGCTGTTGGCTGGTGATAGGGTGCTGGTGAAAAACCAGGCCGCCGCCAAGGACAATGGCATATGGGTAGCATCCGCCGGCGGTTGGTCGCGTGCGGCAGATGCAGACGTTAATGCTGAGGTCACTTCCGCGCTGCTGGTATCGGTCGAACAAGGTACGACCTTGGCCGACACTCGTTGGCAGTTGGTTACCGACGGGACAATTGCTCTGGGCACCACAGCGCTGACATTTCAGAACGTGACGCAAGGCCTGGCGCCGATCAACTCCCCAGCGTTGATCAACCCGACAGCAAACACACCGCCTCTATTCGATAGCTCGCTGAAGATCGCTACTACCGAGTTTGCACAGCGAGCACAGGGGAATTTCGCCGGACGTTTCGATATTTCGGCGCTTCCGGCGACATTAAGCATCGCGGCAGCAGGCCACCGCATTGTGCTTGCTGCATCGGGGACATTGACCCTGCCACTCGTTAATTCGGTACCCACCGGTACCAATTTCTTTCTATTCAACACGACGCCGGGCGTGGTCAACATTATCCGGCAGGGTACAGACGTTATCAGTGCGATGTCAGTTAACTCCCTAACCTCTGTAACTCTTCAATCCCTGTCTACCATCGTGATCACCGCAGGGAACGGGCAATGGGTTGTTGAGGATGGTATGTCGGCTATGAAATACGCACCCGAATTTGGTAGTTACTGGGGGAGTGCTGGCTACCACCGACTGCCATCTGGCGCGATCGAGCAATGGGGGTCGGGCGTAACCGATGCGAACGGATACGTTTACGTCACCTTTCCTATCCCGTTCCCTAATGCGCCAAGAAATATCACGCCGATGCACGTCGGCTCGCTGTGTTTGCAGCATGCCGTCATGGGGACTGGGCTGAGGGCGACCGGTTGTACTTTGCGCGTGCAAAATGCGGCGGGCGCGGCTCAGGCAGAGTGGACGGTCTGGTGGCGAGCTATAGGAAATTGAAAATGAATAAGGTCGTTTTTTTCAGTCCGTCAACGTGTGGGGCTTATCGCCCTGAGATCCATGGCGCGAACATGCCAGCGGACGTAATCGAAGTGTCGGAAAGTGTTTGGCAGTCGCTGCTTGATGAGTTGGCGGTTAGCCCTAAAAAAATGTCGTCCCGGCCCGATGGTCAGCCGGTGCTGATTGATCCGCCGCCGCTCGATGCTGAGGAACTTGCGGCTGTCGAGCGCGCCTGGCGTGATGCTCAACTGGCCTTGACGGATCCGCTGGTGTCCCGGCACCGCGACGAGATCGAAGAAGGTGGCGCGACCTCGATCACGGCGGACCAATATACCGAATTACAGGTCTATCGCCGGCAGTTACGCGACTGGCCGCAGGGGTCGCAATTCCCGCTCGCCGAACATCGGCCGATCACGCCGCTGTGGTTTACCGGACAGACTCAGTAATCCACTACACACTGTAATTCCCCTGACTACAAACCCGCACGCTCGCCGATCCGGCGCGCGCGCGGCAGCCTGTGCACTGTCATTCCAATTACTGCGCAGGCAAAACCATGGCCGATTATCTTCACGGCGTGCGGGTGCTCGAACTCAACGACGGCACCCGCCCTATTCGCACCATCCCCACCGCCGTCATCGGCATGGTCTGCACGGCCGACGATGCTGATGCCACGTTCTTTCCGTTGGACACACCGGTACTGCTAACCAATGTGCAGACCGCCATTGCCAAGGCAGGTGTAAAGGGCACCCTCGCGATCAGCCTGCAAGCGATTGCCGACCAAACCAAACCCTACACCATCGTGGTTCGGGTCAAGGAAGGTGCTACCGAGGCAGAAACAACCTCAGCACTGATCGGTACCACCACCGCCGATGGCAAATACACCGGTATGAAAGCGTTGCTCGCCGCCAAGGCCAGAGTTGGAATGGTGCCGCGCATCCTCGGCGTGCCAGGCCTCGACAGCCAACCGGTGGCCACCGCCCTGGTCAGCATCGGCCAACAGTTACGCGCCTTCAACTACGTCAGTGCTTGGGACTGCAAAACCAAAGAAGAAGCGGTCGCCTATCGCGAGAACTTCGGCGCCCGTGAAGTGATGGTGATCTGGCCCGACTTCCAGAACTGGGATACCGCAACCGACAAAACAGTAAAGGCCTCGGCCGTCGCCCGTGCCCTCGGGTTACGCGCCAAGATCGATCAGGAAGTGGGCTGGCACAAAACCCTGTCCAACGTAGCAGTGAACGGTGTCACCGGCATCAGCGCCGACGTGTTCTGGGATCTGCAGAACCCAGCC